CTTGAACCCGTTGTAGTTCTTTTACGGCGACGCTAAGATAGTCGTCGTTACCAGGAATGACGGATCCATTGAACAATCCGAGATCTTGTGTGGAGACAGCTGTCTGATACTGTGCGACGATGGTGAGAGTGAGGGAAGGATCGTTGGTGACGACTCCCGAAGCAGCGGAGCCGTACCAGCCGATGAAGAAGCCCTCGTTGAGCCCCATGGTGCCAGAATTCGGCGCTTGCCAGGCAAAACTGCTAGTAGTGCCTCCCGGGTTCACAGGACGTGAAGGCACCCAGAAGTCAGTTGCACCACCTTTAGTAATGTCATTGGCAGGCTCCGTCTTCACACCAGGTTGGTTGAGGATCGCATCGAGGGTCGCTGGGGAACAATCGGTCGTATCAGTCAGCGAGGAAAACCCTTTTGGAATGCGGAAGGACACCCACATTCCATTCATTGTACTAACTGACGATTTCGGACGCAGATACGCTCGGCACGACACCATTCGGGCTCCAGTGAAATTGGTGGCCATACTGGAGGCCTGACGGTCAGACGCTACGGTACCCCAAGTGAGAGACGATGAGGTGGCAGAACCACCGATGGCCGTGAGCAGGCTGTACAGATTGAAGCTGCTGGGATGGATCACCACAGCTGCAACTGCCAGCGTGCCAGTCGACGCTGCTGCCACCGGGGTGAGGGCGATCTGATTGAACGTGATCACCTTATCACTCGGGGTGGCATCGTTGTCGGGAACGCCAAGGCAGGCGGGGTTAGCGCCCACCACGGCGGCGGCCTCGTACTCTTCGATTTCGGCGATAGCGCGGCGGCTGTCTGCTAGGATTGCCTGGCCCATCCGTCCAAGGGAAGATGCCGGGCGCGACTTCGGCTTCGGTGTCGATTTCTGCTCGACCACGACCTCCACGGACGGGTTGGGTGCTGGCTTTCCCGCGTTTCGCTTGCGCGATTTGCGACTCGATTTCTTTGTAGTTTCCGAGGGTGGCGTGTTTGTAGCCGGCCGCTCTGAGGTCGCGGACATGTTGGGCTGGTGAGCGGTGATCAGAGGCTTCGTCGGCGGCTTTGTCTTGTTCCGCCTGATAATTGCGCTCCTCGGGTACAGTGTGAACCTATCAAATCTTTATTTTCTGCCCGAAGCTGGACGGACGCGCGCGCTACTACGCGATCCCCGGATATATTTATGATGGTCCCTCCGGAGCCATGTCCGTGGAAGATGAAACTTGTCCGACTAATAGGGGTCGGGGCGGCACGAGTCTATGTCGATTCCGTGAACATCGACGTCGATGAGGCGTCTCACGACGAAGTTATCAACAATTGCAGGCAACGTGGTAACATCTCGGAGCGCTTTCACATACGACTTCAGATCATCAACGCTAAGGCCGTAGCGCTGACGCAGAAATAGCCAAGTGCGACCATCGGCGGCGGAGTACTCATACCGCCGATCAACATGATGACGATGCGATTCACCAGGAATATCTGGCAAGGTGTTGGCCTTGATTTCCTGAGTAAGAGTTAATATCTTCTCAACGTACTCATGGGCAAAGGGCACGTGGAAGACATCATCCCGCAGACCAAGCGCGATGGAGCGCATGAACCGACGATCATCTTCGGTTGATGAATTCTGAGGGGGTCGAACATCCCAGCCCAACCGAGCAAGGATGCGCCCTGGCATTGGCCCGAGAACAAAACGGGGCCAGGGACGCGCTGCAGAATCATCGATCAAGCCGCCGGACATGAAGCGCAACCCCAACACCTCCGGGTTAGGGTTGAACGCGACAGGCCAGAACAACGCGGAGCAGTACGTTAACCGTGGCAGAAGGCTGTCAGGGCCATCCCAGGTATGATACACGAGCTCCACAGGCATGCCAACCTCCTCATACGCATGAGTGAAGGTGGGGCCGTGGAACACGCCGCGGTCGGGGGCCGGCCGCAAGTCTTCCTTCGCATCAGGGGCATCGTACCCGGGGGCGAGCACGGAGTCATATCGCGGCCCCAAACATCCAAGAGCGCGATAAACGGCGTAGGTATTGACTGCGGCACAATCGAAGAAGTCGCCGAAATTCGTGTCCTGACTGCCACTCGCCACAGTATCAGTGACGGTAGCCTTCGGGCCTTTCGGCATGGTGATGCGTTTCTTCTGAATCATCTCGGTAATTGCTGACTTGACATCAAAATCGTCAATCACCTCGTTGTAAAGGGATAGGCGGGGGCCCATGACTTCAATGGTGTCATGACCATCAAGGCGGCGGTAATCCACCTCAATGATGCGGATGGTGTTCGAGCGTGCATCGAACACGACCATGATCCCATCATCTCCAACACCACACAGCTTGAAGGCGGCGTAGGGGTCAAGTGCGTCGCCACAGGCTTCAACGGTCTGAAGCGCAAATTCAAGCCAGAGGGACACTTCGACAGCGGAGTGGCCAGACGTATAAAACCACGAAGCGCCGCCGTGTTCCCAATCTTTTGTGATGAACGAAACGAGATGTCCGACTGACCAGAGTGTGGGGCCCACGAACCAATTGTACTCATCGGAGTGAGCACTAATCAGCCGGGGTGCGTAATCAGTGAGGCCAGAGGCGGTGGACTTCATCATCTTTTCCTTCTTGACAAAGCCCTTGATCTTGAAATCCTCATCCACAAGACCGCCATGCTGGTTTACACGTTCACCAGCGGCCTCAAGACGCATTCTCACCGCAGCGGGGAATCGCGACAACCAACCCTCACGGTTCACCTTCAACCACAAATGGCGTTCATTTTTGCGGTAGAGGAGGGGGTAGCTGTCGATCGCGCGGGAGAACCATCGTGATCGTCGGATCCTTTCCCAAACGGCCATATAGGCGACGTACGCGGTGTTGGACATGTGCACTTTGGGCGTGCATTGCCTGTCGACGAGGGCTCGCAGCTCATTGACCACGTG